GCCAACGCCTGCTGCGTTATATCCCGAATCCCAAACCAATTGTTCTGCCAGGCCAAATACAGCGCCGCAATCGCCGCCCCTACAGCCCCCACAATCAGAATCACCGGCCCAATCGCCGCCAGGATCGCCGTAAACGCAGCCCCAGCGCCACCCAGCGCCACCCCCAAGCCGCCCAGCGACCCTAGCACCCCACCAATCGACGCCACAAAGCTCACCACCGACGCCACCGCCCCCACAATCGACGCCACAAAGCTCACCACCGACGCCACCGCACTCACCGCCATCAGCCCGCCCACAATCAACAGGATGCCCTTCAAATCCACCAGGCCGGCCACAAACGACACCACCGGCGCCACTGCGTTATAAACCATCGTCGCCGCCGCCACAAACTGCTTACCAAGCTCGATCATATTCGCCACCACGCCGGGAATCTGCGCAATCAACCGCGGCAGCGCCTGCTCAATCCACGGCATAAACTTCTGCAACGAAACCTCCAGTTGCCCGGCCAACCCCCGAAACATCTCTACAATCGCCGGTCCATGTATTTGCGCCTGCGCTGTAAACAACTCTGCCAGCCGCCGCAACGTCGGCAGAAACGCATCCCCAATCTGCACCTTCAACGTGTCCACCACGCCACCCAGAATCTCCATCACCCCGCGGAAGGTATCCATCCGCTTGGCCGCCGACTCCTCCGCATCCGTCTTGGCCATGGTCGCTTTCAGATCGGCAAACTGCTGTTCCGTCATCCCTGCCATGGCCGCCGCCGCCCGCATCGCATCCGTGCCAAAGATGGTGGCGAGTTGCTCGTTTTTCTGCTCTTCGGTCAGATCCTTAAACGCACCCTGTAACACCCCGACGACTTCGCTCATATCCTTCATTTCGCCTGTGGCTGTAAAAAATTCATTGCGTCGATACTGGTTCAGCAATTTTTCGGTTTCTTCGGCTAATTCCTTACTCCCCGCTTTTACATCCAATATTTGATAAGTGTATTCGGCAGCAGCCTCCTTGACGGCTTCCATTGTAGGAGCAACCTCATAACCAAGTTTTTCACTCAGTCCTTTGGCTGCCAATCCTACATCCAATGATATTAATCCCAGTGCCCGCATGGAATCTTCGGCGGCAGATGACGCAGGAATCAGCCGCTGCAGGAACGTCTTAAAGGACGTGCCGGCATCCGACCCCGAAGCGAAATATGGCGCAATCGCCGCAATCGTCGCGTTAAAATCGTCAAAGCCCACCCCCACCGTCGCCGCCACGCCACCGGCCTGCGCCAACGCCAGGCGATAATCATTAATATTGAACTTAGAAGCAATGGTCGTAGACGTAATCCCATCCACCGCCCGCGCCATGTCTGCCGCTTTGATGTTGAACAGGCTCATCACATCCGACGCAATCCCCGCCGCGTCGCCGAACTGGGCGCCCGTCGCATTGGCCAGCAACACCGTCGAACGCGCCGCCCCATTCAAAATCTCGTCAACTGATAACCCCGCCGTTCCCAGCGTCCCAATCGCCTCCGCCGCCTCGGTTGCGGTCACCTTGAGCTGGGGATCAAACCCCAAGTTCTCAATCAACTTCTTCAGCTTGCCCGTCTCTTCCGTGCTTGCCCCCATGGCCGCCGAAATATCGGCAATCCCTTGCTCCATATCCGCCGCCGCGCCCACGCTGCTCCCAATCGTCGCCACCAGCGCCCCCACCGCCGCCACCGTTGCCCCCGCCGCCACCTTCAACCCCGACCCCAGCATATTCCGCAACGGCAGCAACGCTTTGGTATGCAGGTCACCAGCCGCCCCACTCAACCGGCTCATGCTCCCCCGCACATCATCAATCGGCCCGCTCGCCTGATTAATCGCCCGCAGAATAATCTTCAACTCATCCGCCACGCCCCACCCCCCCATAACTCCCACCCCAACCCCGACCGATAACAATCACTTATCGCCCGAAAAACAAATGGCGGATGACAAGCCCTTGCCACCCGCCACCTCATCACTTCCTGACCGCCGCTCGTGCCTTGCGCACCCGGCCTTCCACATCCATCATCGTCAGCACGCGCAGCACATTGCCCACCGGCTCCCTGCCCAACTCACTCGGCAGCACATGAAACTCCCGGCACAGCGTCAACTCCAGATACTCCTGCGGCATCGGCCCCCCCGCCCACAAATGCGCGAATAAGGCCGTCCTTAGTTTTTTGTGTCCGCCTCCGCCTTAAACCCGTTCACCACCTGCGCGATCACCTCATTCATCACCCGTGCCGGCAAACTCCGCAAATCCACATCCGTCACCAGGTTAATCACGTCGATCAACTTCTCCATCATCTCCGCTTCCGGTAGCTCGTCCACATTCGCCGTCAGCCCCTGGATCTTCTTATAATCCTCCCAGGTCATCCGGTCAATATCGACATTGACCTCCACCGGCGCCCGCTTCACAAAGTTGACCTTCACCGCCCCCATCTCTGCCGGCTTCAACGTCGGCGGCGTCACAATCGGCGCCACCGGCAGCGCTCCCGCACCAGGTGCGTCAATCCCTTCCCCATTCAGAATGGACTGCTCCATTACGGCACCACTTCCTGCACCAAGCGCGGCGCCAGGATGCTAAACGAACACAGCGCCGGATCGCCACTGTTCGCATCCAGATCCGGCGGCAGACAATTTACAATCGGGCAAGCCACCGCCGTCCCCGCATTGTTGCTCGCCACATACCGCTCATCCCCGGTGTTGCCCCCCCTGGGACTCCACCGCAACCAAATCGTCTTAGTCGTCGATTCGTAGCGCGACCAAACGATTTGGAACGCCTCGCCGGAAGTCTCGGTGTAAATAATATTGACATCCACCTTTACGGCGGCCGTCTTGTTACTGCCCACCACCACCGGCGCCTGATTCTCCGCCGTCTGCTGCTCCCCCGTCAACTGCTCCCCGCCGCTGGTCTTCACATCCGCCGCATTGCCACTAATATTGGTCCAAGTCGAACCATTCACGCTTACATCAATCCGATAGTTACTCTTTGCAAAAGCCGCTGTCGTCTGCGCCATCGTTACACCCCCAAAATCCCAATGCCGGCCACCACCACGCTCGTCACCGCGCTGTAGGTCACCGCCACCTGGCCATTCACATCATTGAAAAACACCGGCGGATACGGCCCCAACAGCCGCTCTGCCCCCGCCCCCACCGCCACCACACGTGGCGCAAACGCCAACCCATCCGGCGTCGCCGCCGGCGTGATCGTCACATTTATCGAAGCCCCGCCCCCATTCTTCACATAAAGCACGGTCTGCCCATCATTCTGCAACGTATCCCCGCCACCCGCCGCCGCCTGGGTCGTCAACGTCAACCCCGCAAACGTCGGCCGCAAAATCGCAATCGCCGCCATCTTCCCCCCTCTCCATCCATCCTATTCATCCCTATAACGCCCATATCACCCCACCGCCACCACCGGCTCATGCACCACGATCACCGCCTCCTCAATCGCCGGCGGCGTCGTCTCCACATGCGCCGCCACCACCCCCTTCGCCATCAGGATCGCCGCCTTCGCATCCGTCAACGCAATCAGCGACCCCGGCAACCACACCTCGCCATCGCCCCCAATCCGCCGCAGCGCCACATATAGCTGTGTTTTTTCCGTCACCTGTTCACTCATGAAACCTCCTCGTGACACCAAATCATCGCATCGATCACTCTTCGCATCTGCGCTTCACCGCCGGCGCCCCGCTCCGTCTCCTCAAAATCCTGCTCATTCTCAATCATCACCTGGATCACCTTCGGCGCCGTCTCCTTGTACGCATAAAGCGCCGTCCGCAGCACCGTCGCCACATCCTCCAGGCTGCCATAGCTATTGGCCACCACATCAAACTGCACCCGCAACGACACCAGCGGCTCATTCACGCCCACTTTAACATGCACCGGCCGCCGACTAATCCGCCGATAGCGCACCGCCGGCAATACCGGCTGCTGGGGCAATCGCAGCGCATACACCCGATTCCCCACCAACGCCGCCAACGCCGCGTAGCCGGTCAAATAAGCCTTTAGCTTCTGCAACATCGCCTACCCCAACCCTATCAACTGTCGCAACGCCGCCGCCACTTCCCGCCGCACCGCATCCCGATTCTCATCCAGCGCCGGCCGCAGAAACGGCGTCGCCGCCTGCTCCACCCGTCGCGCCCGATGCCAATTCCCCTCATAATCTTGCCACACCAGCCACGGCGCATTCCTCGCCTCGATCACCCCACCATACTCCCGTTGGCGCGCATACTCCACATTCGTCCCCACAAAGACCTGCACCTCATTCGTGCTAATCCGTGGTGGCTCCAGCTCGCCCCCCGTCGTATTCTCAAAATCATGCGCCAGATCACTGCGACCCCCAATATGAATCGACCGCCGCAGATTCCCCGTCCGGTAAGGCGCCAACTGCTTCGCCGCATTCTGGATAATCAACGCCCCACTCACCAGCGCCCGCACCAACGTCCGCCCCCGCGTCGCGTCATCCATCCGATCCAAATGCGCCCTAACTTCCCTGCTGCCAACAATCTGCAACTCCATCTCACGCTCTCCTGATCTACTCCCCTCCCCAAATTGGGGGAAGGCTGGGGCGGGGTGATAACAACGGATTATCATTCGACCACATCCACCAACAACCGCGTCGACCACCCCTCACTATCCGGCTGCACTAACACCACCTGGTAGCTCTCCCCGCCAACCACCACCCGCATCTTCGCCGTAATCGTCGGATAATAGCCGGATAACAACAACCGATGCGAATGGCGCCCATAGGTCTGCCCCTGCGGCTGAAACTCCCCCGACCGCTGAATCTCTGGCGCCAATCGACACCGCAGATTCACATGCCCGATCAAGGCCGCCCAAGCGCGCGTAACCTGCCCATAACTATCCTGCCCTTCCACCGGCTGCTGAATCGTACACAGATCAGGGAAGTGGTTGGGCTGCAACCTGCTCATCAGTCTAGGATGAATCAACCCCTGTGGATTAGCCACCGCGTAACCACTCCTTGGCCAGGCGCTCCCGACCGCTAAAGTCATCAACCACCCACTCCGCAATATCGAAAGCCCCGCCCTCTTCGGCCTGCTCGTCGCGGTCAGCCTGGCTGCGCAACTCCCCCGCCCGCTTCAGCAGTGAAGCCGCCACCGCCGGCCCATCCGTCTTCAAATCTAGAATCTCAATCCGCTTGCTCACATAGGCTTCATTACTGGCCATCGTCTCCAACGCCAGCGCCGCCCCCCGCCGCACCACATCCCCTTCCATCAGCAGGAACGCCGACAACTCCCCATCCTCAAAGAGATAAGCAGTGCTTTGGTTATCCATAATCAGCAAACGCACCTTGCCCACGTCGGTGTTGAGATCATAGCTAAAGGCCATCTTACTCCGCTACCTTCTTCCGGCTCTTCTTGGGCGCCGCCTCATCCGCCGGCGTCTCTGGTGCAGCCTCAACCAGTTCCACCACTTCCGGCCACTCCCCCGCATCCGCCACCAACGCCACCTCTGGGGTAAGCACCTCGGTCAGCTTCTCCACCACCGCCACCAACGCCCGCAACTCCACCACCGTCGCGTGCAAAAACTCCTCCGTCGTCGTCACCGGCGCCGGCAACTTTCTCCGCTTATCCTCATCCATCCTATTACTCCTATTGCTCTCATAGCCGGGTGATAACAAATCGTTATCACCCCACCAACTAACTATTCGTCCCGTTACTCCCCACCGTGCTCTTCGGGTCCAGGCGCGTCCCACCGAACGCCACCACCCCCTTATACTCCTGGCTCATGGTCGAGAAATCCCCTGCCATCTCATCCATCCCGCCCCCCAGGCGCATCGTATTGCCCGCCTTCTGATAGAGTTGCGGCTCATTGAACCCGGAAAGGAAACCAACCTCCAGCGCCGGCCGCCCCACACTTGGATCGGCAAAAAGGAACCAGCTTTGCTGTCCGTTCGCCGTGCTGGCCACAATCGGAATGTACGGATCAACCACCAACTCCAAATTCCCCACAATCCAATTGTTCACCCGCACCGTCTGCGCCGCCGTGCCACCGCTCGCCGTCACATCAACGCTCAACTGATTTAAGATGTTGTTCGCCGTCACCCGCAACTGGGGAGGAATCACCAGGATCGCCTCCTCAACGTAGATCGGATCGCCCCCCGCATCCACAAAGCCCCCCAGCAGGTTGAACGCCGTCCCCAACCCCGCCACGCTCAACGGCGGATTAGACGTAACCCGGTTGCCATTCCCCGCCGTATAGAGCGACGCGTGTGGCCCGCTCGCATCCACATAAAGCCCAGTCGCAAACCGCGCCACCGTGCGCGCCCCACCACGCCCCAGCCGATCCGGAATCGACGTAAACGCATCCAGATCATCATTCATCAACGCCTCAAACGAAATCCGGGCGCCGCGGCTGTATTTCTGTGGCGCATACGTATACCCCGTCTCGCTCACCTGGGTGTATTCCAACTCCTCCGTCTCGCCCTGGGTCTGCCACACGCTTTCGGCCCCGTCCATGGCAATCCGGCGCACCGTGCGGAAATCTCGCAGCGTATTAGAAACCTTGCAAAACGACCGCCACGGCGAAGGAAACTCACGATAGCGCGCCAACATCATCCGGTCGATCACATCCCCCGTCAGCAACGGGAAATCACTGCGCGTCATCGCCTCCTGGAACTGAAACAGCCCCGGATAACTGCCCTCAATCGCCCGCGCCACCGCCGGCGTCCGCGGCGCCAATGCCTCCTGCAAGAAATAGCTGGGCGCCCGCCCCGCCATCAAATCCGCCCACAGCGCCGCCGCACTGGACACCGCCGCCTGCCGCTTCTGGCTACGATGGCGCGTGAACCCACGCAGCCCACCTTCACTCAACACCCCATACATCTCACTCATACCATCTCCCCTTCTTCCCAATATCCATCCCATCCATCCTATTCGATCCTATCGGTGCGACTGGCCTTACGCCCTAATACCCAATCTTTACCGTAATCGTCGCCGTCGCCCCACTCGCAATCAACTGCGCACCCGGCGCCACACTGGGACTCCACGCATACCCAAAGCGTACCCCCGCCGTCGCCTTCTTCCCTAGCTTCGGCGTATCCGCTTCCAAGTAGTAAAGAATATCGCCGTTGTTGACCGCCACGTTGCCGGCGTCATTCACCCCACGCACCGACATACTAAAAATCCCATCTGTCTTCACCACCGTCCGCCCCGCGCCATCCGTCGCCGTCAGGCATACCCCTGGCATCTGCCCCACCAGCGCCGGATCACCACTCGCCTTACTGGCAATCGTCGCCTCAATCTGATTCCCATTCGCATTAACCATATTTACAGCCATATCATTTTCCCCTTCCTATCCACCGACTAAACCACCCGATAACTGAGCCTGCCGAAGTTACGCCCGCCCGTTCACCGCGTGCGCAACCTCTTTTTCACTCAGACCCAGCCGGCCAAACGCCTCAGATAACCGCTTCTGCACCGCCACCGGATCGACCTCTGTCGCCGCCGGCGCGCCCCCCATCCCCTGAATCTGCCCCGTATTCCAACTCACCGCCTCAATCAGGTACGCCGTTTCCGCTGCCACCGCCTCCTTTACCCGCTGTGCATAGGCCGCCGTGTCCAACTTCCCATCGGTAATCGACGGCGCCAGCGTCAACGCCTCATATAACCGCTGCTTCGTCATCTCCGGCAACGGCGCCCCCACCAACTGCCCGCGCACAAACTCCCGTGCATCACGCAGCAACAACGCCTCCTGCAACCGTGCATTCTGCTGCTCCAGCGCCGCCAGGCGTCCCTGCGCCTCCGTCAACTTCCCCTCTAATTCCTTGCTCACCGTCTCATCTCCTTTGCTCTGAGCGTCATCCGCTCCACCAAGATCCGCGTCTCTCTGTCCCGTGCGCGCCGCCTCAAACATCTCCACAATTCGCCCGCCCGCACCAGGCTTCGTTACAAAATCAATCGAACTCACGCTCGTGATTTCCTGAATAATGCGCCCCTGCCGGCCCTCCGCCGTCCCTTGGGCCGCCTTGCCAAAGGCCCGAATGCTCACCCCAATATGGGGCGCCAGATTATTGACCGGCGCCTGATACGCCTCAAACACCTTCGCATCCGCATACAGCCCCGGCCCTTCCGGCCCATTGCCATCCCAGCGCGCCGGCGTCGTCAACACCGCCGCCAAATCGTTCAGGCTGCCCTCTGGCCGTTCTGCCTCCTCGGTTGGCGTCGCATGGTCCCAAAACATCTGCACGCCCGGCGTAAAAACCTTCGGCCCATCCCGCTCCAACACCTCTGCCGGGTAATAGCCCGTGCTACCCCACCCCGGCTTAATCACCTTAATCGGGATCGTCCCATCCCGCCGCACCGCCCGCTCCACCAACGGCACCACCGCCCCACGCAATGCCCCCTCTGTCGCCTCCATCATATCCGGCCCATGCTCCTCATTCATCCCCTATTCCTCCCATCACTACCATCCGTCCCACCCTATCAATCCTCGACCGATAACAAAGCATTATCGCCCGACGACTCCTAATCATGACGACAAATTTCCATCGGCAAATTGCAACCAGGACACCAGCCAGCATCCCTATCAAACCCCTCATCCACCATCTCCACCGGCCTCGCCATCACCCACAGCGCCCGGCGCAACAGCACCAACACCACCGTCAACCACACAAGAAAAGCCGCCACCCCCAACCCACTCATGCTTGCTTCCTTTGATACAGCGCCGTACACCGGCACCCCGGAAACCGCAACGGATGTTGATGCCCACTACTAAAGCTCTGCGCAAACGGAATCCACCCCTGCACCTGGTTGTTGCGGCAGCCGTCACTCACCCGGGCATCGCCGACGGTGAGCCACTTCTTCTCCATCTGCAACCCGGCATCCTGCAAATCCCGCACAATCAGCGCACTCCCCGCCTCATACGCGTTCCCAATCTCCGTCACCGCAATCAAATGCGCCCGGCTATCAATATGCGCCTGCGGCTTCTCCGCCCCCATAAAGCTGTACAGGCTCGTAATCTCCCGCGCAATCCGGTTATAACTCCACCCCTCCCGGATGCCCTCATTGATAATCGTCGCCAGATTCCCCCGCGTCGTCCCATCAATCTGGCTGATCAGCCCATACCCATGCTCCAGCAGGTAAGCCTCGGCCCGTGGATGCCGCAGGTTGAACGCAATATTCACCCCCACGTCCGCAATCGTCTCCGTCGCCCCCCGCTCCAACGCCGCCCGCATCGCCGCCTGCAACGGGTCAAACATCCGTTCCGTGCTGGCCGCCGCCACCCGCTCCCACACCGCCACCCAATCATCCGCCGACAACGCCTCTTGCAGCCGGCTCTCATCAATCCGCCCTCGCAACTGGGCAAAGCCCCGCAGAAACGCCTGTAAC